CGGGCGAAGCCTGGCGTTTCGTGGTCGGCTGACGCCGGGTGGGACGGCATCACGGACGCTGACCGCTCCGAGTGGGCCGCGGCGTTCCCTGGGGCGGTGCTCGATCAGGAGCTCGCGAAGGCGACCGCCTGGCTGCGGGCGAACCCGAAGCGGTGCGGCAAGCGGAACTGGCGTCGGTTCCTTGTCGGCTGGCTGCAGCGTTGCCAGGACAAGGGCGGCACGAACCGCGAGCCAGGGAACCGGCCGACCGGGCCGCCGCCGGTTGAGGCCGCGAAGCGTCGGTACTACCGCTCGGATGCGAATCGCAGCATGACCGACGCGGAGTACGCGGCGTGGCAACGCGACCGCAACTCCGGTGGCGTGGTCGCCGCGCTTGCATCAGGGTTCAGACTCAAGGAGGAGATCACATGACCGCCATCGCCCTACCGCCGATCACGGCCAAGCAGCGTCGCGTGTGGGAGTTCATCAGGAACCACAACGCGGCCACGCGCACCGGCACCGGCTACCGCGAGATCTGTGCCGCTATGGGTTGGCGTTCGCCCAACGCGTCATACGGGCACTGCGTGGCGCTTCGCCGCAAGGGCTGGATCACGTTTGAGCCGTCGCGGCCGAACACGATTGTTCCGACGGCTGAATCGCTGGAGGTGTGCGATGACTGACCGGGACGTAACCGCGATCCACGCCGCGTGTCGTCGCCGCTCGTGGGAGGACTCGACCGACGACGCGTCGCGGCTGGTGCTCGAGCGTGCCGGCGACTGCATCACGCACTTGAGGAAAACGGTGCGAGACATGCGGCGCCGGCTGGTCCGTCAGGCCGCGCACCTCGAGCGGGCCGAGCTCGCCAACGAGCAGCGGGGGAACACGAAATGACGATTTATCAGCGACACATAACGTCGAAGAAGTGGCAGCGGTTCAAGCGTCGCGTGAAGTCATCGCGTGGCGAGTGCTGTGAACGCTGCAGGGCCGCCGGCGTAGGGCTTGAGGTTCATCACGTGACATACGAGCGGCTCGGCAACGAACTGCCCGAAGACGTGCGGGTGTTGTGCCACGAGTGCCACGTCGCGGCCGACGCGGCGAGGAGGTCGGCATGACCAGCGACCTGGCACTGATCGCACTTGGAGCAATCACGACCGTGGCGACGTTCGCCCTCGGCGTGGCGGTGGGACGGCAATCACGGAGGACTGCACATGACGACGGCAACCAAGCGGCGACGAACTACTGGCGGCGTGACGCTCTCAACCGCGTCGCTCAAGGCGGCGCTGGCGGCGATCAAGCCGGCGATCTCGACCCGGCCGACGAAGCCGGCCCTATCCGGCGCTCTGCTCGCTGACGGCACGATCACGGCGACCGATCTGGAAATCCAGATCTCGGCCGAGATCGACTACCACGGCGAGCCGCTCCTTCTCCCGCACGCCAGGCTGGCGGCGATCCTGCAGACGGCGATCGGGCCGGAGGTCTCGCTGGCCGTCGAGGGCTCCGTATGCGTCGTGAGCGTCGGACGCGGCGTCTGGCGGCTTCCGGTTGAACAGGCGGCCGAATTCCCGGCCTGGACCCCGGAGGGCGTCAAATCGCTTGTACGGCTTCCAGGCGACCAATTCGTCCGGGCGGTCGCCGCGACCCACTACGCGACGGACACCGAGTCGTCGCGGTACGCCCTCGGTGCGGTGCTGCTCTCGGTGAGCCGCGAGGACGGCCGTGCCAATTTCGTGGCGACCGATGGCCGGCGGATGTCGGTGGTGGTCTGCGAGCACGGGCAGGACACCGACGGCGGCGAGCCGCTGGTCCCGGGCCACGTGCTGCAGGCGATCGCCAGGTTGTCGTCGTCGCACGCCGACAGCATCGAGGTGCAGCTGGAGGCGTCGGATCGCGAGCTTGTCGCCACGATGCCGGGAGCGACGGTCCATGCCCGGCTGATCGAGGGCAAGTTCCCGCGATGGCGCGATGTCGTCGTGATCGACCGGCCCGGCGAGCAGGTCTGCGTGATCAACCGCGAGGAGCTCAGGCACGCCACGACTAGCGCGGCGATCGTGACGACCGAGCAGAGCAAGGGCGTGGAGTACCGGTTCGAGGCGGACGGCCTGCACGTGCATGGCAAGAGTTCTGAGGCCGGCGAGTCGTCGATCACGGCCGATGTCGTCACGGGCGTGGAGCGGCCGGTCACGGTCAAGCTCGATCCGCGGTTTGTGGCGGACTGGCTCCGCGGGCTGTCAAGCGAGAACGACCCGGATGTGTCGGTCCATGTCGTCGATGCGGCGTCGGCGACGGTGCTAACGTGCGACGACTGCACGGGCGTGATCATGCCTCTGGCGGCCGACTGACATGGATGACAATTCGAAAGAGCGTCTGGCGGCTCTTGTGGACGCCGGGCACAGCATGCGAGAGATCGCCGAGATACTCGGAGTGTCTGTGCAGCATGCGGCCCGCGCGTTCGCGGTCGCCGGCGTGGCGATGCCGATGCCGCCGAGCCGCGGGATCGTGTACCGCACGCGGGTGCGTGACGTGTCGAAGCTGCTCCACCTGTGGCAAGAGACGACGCTGTCGCAGGCGGACGTGGCCCAGCGGTTGAACGTGACGCGTGGTGCTGTCTCTCGGGCGGTGCGGTACTACGGGCTCGAGCCGCGACCCGGAGACGTGCCGGACAAGCCGCCGGACTCGGAGATCGAAGACTCGGCGGGCGATCTGCGATTGGCTCCGCACGTCGAGGCGGCGGCCGAGCTGATTCGCCGGCAGTGGTCGCCGGAGGAGGAGTACCTGAGGCGAGTCACGATGGTTCAGCCGCTGACGATCGGAGAGTTGCCATGAGCGTGACGCTGCTCTTCGTCGTGTCGCTGATCTACTGGGGCGTCGCCATCGACCAGTGGATAAAGGGTTCACCGGCCGGGTTCGTCGTGTGGGCGAGCTACGGCGCGGCGAACTGGGGGCTCATGTGGCTGACGAGATAACGGAGGCTGATCATGGAATCCTTGGCTCTCGCCGCCGCGCTCGTCATGCTGTCGATCTGTGGCGTGTCGCTCGCGGCCCTGGTCGCCGGGATATTCCGCCGGCCGGTGCTGTGCTGGCTGTTCGGTGGATTGTCCGTCTTGGCCGGCGGTTGGCTGTGGGTGACGGTGCCGCACCTCTGGCCTCTGGCGGCGTGGTGCGTGGCGGTCGGCGTATATGCGGTGTGGCGGGTGTAGAACGCCAGCGATCAGCGGCCCGCGACCTATGACCATGAACAAACCAACCGACACTCTCGCGGGTCAGCTGCATCGCGTGGTTAGCCTGCGGATTGTGCCGATTGACCACAAAGGGGCGAACGCTTTTGTCCAGAAGCACCACCGGCACCACAAGCCCACGGTGGGCCATAAGTTCAGCCTCGCCATTGCGGACGAGACTGACGCCATTCGCGGCGTGGCGATTGTGGGCCGCCCGGTGGCTCGGATGCTGGACGATGGATGGACGCTGGAGGTGAACCGCTGCTGCACGGACGGCGTTCGCAACGGGTGTTCGATGCTCTACGGCCGGGCGTGGCAAGTGGCGAAGGCTCTCGGCTACCGGAAACTCATCACCTACACGCTGCCTGCGGAAGGCGGGTCGAGCCTTCGCGGAGCTGGGTGGAAGTGCATCGGGGAACGTGGTGGCGGCAACTGGAACGTTAAGTCGCGGCCACGGGTGGACACCGACCTTTTGCTCCAGGGACAGAAGCTACTTTGGGAAGCAGGCTAACACGGAAGATGAGCGGCATCGCCACGGAGGACGATGATATGACGAAAGACGCTGCGGCGATGTCCGCTCCATCGGCTGGTTCTGCTGCGTCGGCGTGGGAGATGTGTAATGCCTGAACACCACTTCCTGAATCTCGGCGCTGGCGTCCAATCGACGGCGCTCTACCTCTTGAGCATCGACGGCGACGAGCCGGAAGTGCCGCGATTTGACGCCGCCATCTTCGCTGACACGCAGGAGGAGCCGGATGAGGTCTATCGGCACCTTGAATGGCTGGAGAAGCAGGGCGGGCCGCCGATTGTGCGGGTCACGGAGGGAAAGTTAGGAGACGCATTAGACAGTCGAAAAAACGATGGGCATTACACTGCCATTCCGGCGTACACGCTCCACCCTGTGACCGGACAGCGAGCAATGGTTCAGAGACAATGCACAGGCGACTTTAAGGTTAAGCCACTAGAACGAAAAATGAGGGAACTGCTCGGAGTTGTCCCTGGCCGACCTATTCCGAAGGAGCAAATACTCCACCAATACATGGGGCTGTCGTTCGATGAGCCAAAACGAGTCATTCGCGTAAAGGAGCGATTCCTCGCCAAGCCGTCGAACTGGAAGGTGCATTTCCCGCTATGGGAAATGCAGTGGGATCGCGGTGACTGCAAGGCATACCTGCGCGACCGGATGCCATATGAGGTGCCGCGCTCGGCGTGCGTGTTCTGCCCGTTCAAGTCAGACGAGGAGTGGCGTCGGCTGCGTGACAGCGACCCGAAGGGGTGGGCGCGGGCCGTTGAAATAGATCACGCTTGCCGCATTGGAAAGATGGACGCTCACCGCTTCTTGCACAAAGCGTGCTTGCCTCTGGACGAGGTTGACCTACGGTCCGCCGACGAGAAGAGCGGGCAGATGAATATTTTCAAGCACCTGCGCGGGTTTCAAGACGAGTGCGAAGGGTATTGTGGGAACTAGCAGCAGAACACGGAAGATCAGCGGCGGCGAGCCACGGACTATGAGCAAACCAACCGACGATAACGAGCCGTCTGCTGCATCGCGTGGGTCTGGCGGGCCTGACCTTCGCGGCCCTGCCGTGATTGTTACCGGGTCAGTGATCGGAGGATTCACGTTCATCGGGCCGTTTCCAACAATCGAACACGCTGCGGAGTGGCACGCCAAGCGGTCGCTTCCCGGTGTGCTGGGCCTCCCGGCGGATGCGATTGTCTTGCTGGAGTCGCCGGATCGGCACGCTGTAGTGAGGAACGACGATTAGCCAGAACGCCAGCGATCAGCGGCCCGCGACCTATGACCATGAACAAACCAACCGACGCTATCGCGGGTCCGCTGCATCGCGTGGTTATGCGCTTTTGCTACGCGGACCCGCCCTACCTTGGCTGCGGCAAAAGGCTCTACGGCAAGATGCACGCCGAGGCCGCCGAGTGGGACGATCCCGAGCGGCATCGCCATCTCATCGGCCGGCTCTGTGACGAATACCCGGACGGCTGGGCCATGAGCCTGCACACGCCGAGCCTGCGGACGATCCTGCCGATGTGCCCCGAGGACTGCCGAGTGGCGGCATGGGTGAAGCCGTTCGCGGTGTTCAAGCCCAACGTCACGGTGGCCTACGCATGGGAGCCGGTGATATTCCGGGGCGGCAGGCCGCGACCGCGAACGATGCCGACCGTGCGGGATTGGGTGTTGGAGTGCATCACGCTGAAGAAGGGCTGCCCAGGGGCGAAGCCGGAAGGTTTCACGCTCTGGCTACTGGATTTACTCAACGTGGAACCGCAAGACGAGTTCGTTGATATGTTCCCCGGAAGCGGCATGGTCAGCGAGGCGGTCGAACGGTGGCGTCGGTCGCCACGGTTGCCGCTTCAGTACGCATAACCAGTGCTTATCCGGTCCGCACAGCGATCCCGGCGGGCATCGACCGCACATATAAAGCGGTGACGAGCACCCGCCGGGATCGCCAACACAGGAGCAACCATGACAGGCGAGGTAGATGAGATGTCCGCTGCATCCGCTGGTTCTGCGAGCAGTGGGAAAGACGCCGACCGACAGGCGCTGGCCGATTCATCCGGCCCAACAAAGCCTGCGCGGCTTTATTTTGTGCCGCCGCCGGAGATGCTGGTGGATGCGATCCATGACCCAGTCGGCCCGACGAGCGGACGACGGATTGCCAGCAAGAGATTCGGGACGAAGAAGTAGGCAGCACCCATGTCCGACATCGTCTCTCGCCTGCGTCGGTGGAGTCACGCGGTCGATGAACCGGACGAAGTGAGACAGGTGCTGCGGCAAACTGTCGGAAACTGACATCATGCCGCTAGTTATCGTCCAGTACCGCCTGCCAGACGAAGAGCACGAATACCTCGCGGCGATGCAAGGCGTCGCGGCGCTCGCGGTGTTGCATGACATCGACCAGCATTGCCGCAGCCTCGTGAAGCACGGCACGCCAAGCGAAGAGACCGAGGCGCTTGCCGAGCACATCCGGCAACTGATTGCCGAGGCGGACGTAACGCTGTGATTTGACACGGCGGCGATCATGCCGCCATGCCAACCGCCACGCTCCGCTTCCGCCATCGCGCACCTCGACGAGCATCTCGCCGAGGCGATCAAGGGCGGCGAGCTCGGCCACGATGTCGAGACGGCGTACCAGGAGCTACGCGAGTGGCTTCGGACCCACTGCGCTTCATACGGGCTCGATCTGCCATGACCGTCACGCTGTCCATCCCGGGTGATCCGGTGCCGCAGCCTCGCCCGCGGGTGTCCACCGCCGGCGGATTCGCACGGGCGTACGTGCCGAAGTCGCATCCGATCCACGCCTATCGCCAGGCGATCGCACTGGCGGCGAGCGTCGCCGGGCTCCGCGAGCAATCGCGGCCCGTGAGCGTCATCATCGACGCGGTGTTCGCGCGGCCGAAGTCGCACTTGACGAAGTCCGGCGTCAAGCCATCGGCACCAGCGCTGCCGCGTCCCGACGTGGACAACCTGGGCAAGGCGGTGCTTGATGCGTTGCAAGAGGTGATGGGCGACGACACACACGTAGCCCGGCTTGTGGTCGAGAAATCGTGGGGCACCGAAGGACGCACGACGGTACGGATCACATGAATCTGCACGTGAACATGGTGGCGTACAACGAAGAGCGCCACATCGAGGAGGCGATTGACTCGATTCTGTCGCAGTCGTTTCGTGACTTCGAGCTCGTCGTTCACGACAACTGCTCGACCGATCGCACGGTCGAGATCTGCGAGCGGATCGCCAGCGGCGACCGGCGGCTGCGAATCAACCGTGGCCGATTCAACGTGGGCGCGGTGCTGCAGCAGCTGCGGGTTCATTGCAACTGGGACGCCGACTACGTCGCGTTTCGCTCGGCCAATGACGTGATGCACCCGGACTACGTCGCGGAGGCGATGGAGCTTCTGTCATCCAATCCCGATGTTGGCCTGGCGTACAGTCACGGCTGTGATTTCGCGGGCGACATCGCGACGGCGACTCCGACGCCGGATGAATTTTGCATCGACACTCGCGGTCTCTCGCGATCGCAGGCATGCGCCGAGGTGATGGGCCGATACTGTTCGCCGCATCCGCTGTGGGGAGTGTGGCGACGCGGCGTCCGCGAGATGTGCAGGGCGTGCCAGTTCTCCTACGGCTCCGATCACGTGCTGATTGCCGAGGCGGCCCTCTACGGCCATGTCGCCGCGACTCCCGGCAGGCTGGACTATCGGCGACAAGCGGCCCGCGACGGGCGGGAAGTGCTCCGCGACAACGCCACGCACCACTCGTGCGAAGAAAGCGTCCGCGGGTGCGACCTCGGTAGCGTGTTCTCGTCGCCGAAAATTCTGATGCCGTTCGTCGATCTGGCGTACAGCCACATCGAGATGTTGAGCATGGCTCGCATTTCCGACGACGAGCGCGTGGCACTGATGGACGCGGCGCTTGTGATATTCCGCGCGAGGTTCGGCGAGCGGCTCGCGATGGAGGCGCGCGTGTTCGCGGAGTGGCTGAGCACGGCGGCGGATGCCGTGTCCGAGGCGAGTCAATCGAGCCGCGTGCTGATCTGCACGTGGCGGACCAAGGTGGCTCGCGAGATCGGGAAGTTGCGGACGCTGAATTTGCCGACCGAAGCGTGCGACAGGATGCTCGCGCAATGCTGACGCTTTTCACCATCGTCTTGAACGGCGAGCCGTACATCGAGCAGCACCTGGCGACGTTTCGCCGGCTGACGATCCCGTGGCAGTGGCGGATCGTCGAGGGCGTCGCGGAGCCGACGCACTGCACGGCGTGGTGTCAGACGATGCCGGATCGCTGGCACCGCGACTACGCCAGCGTCGATGGAACGCACGAGTACCTCAAAGCGATCAACGGATGGCGTGGCGACATCGGCAGCGTCGGCGTGTCGGGCCGTCGCTCGCCGTGGCCTGGCAAGCTCGCGATGGTTGCCCGCGCCCTCGAAGGCGTCCAGGGCGGCGTCGTGATGCAGATCGACTCGGACGAGATCTGGCAGGCGTGGCAACTAGAGCGGATCTACTGGCTGATGATGGAGCAGCCGGTGGCGACGGCCGCGCGGTTCGCATGCCGCTACTGGGTCGGGCCGACGAAGCTGCTGACATCGACGACGGGCTGGGCACGCGGCGACCTCGAGTGGCTGCGGGCGTGGCGTTGGGGGCCGGGCATGAAGTTTTTCCGACACGAACCGCCGATCGCCACGGGGTTTGACCGGTGCGTCACGATCGAATCGACGCAGGCGGCTGGGCTCGTGTTCGACCACTTCGCGTATGTGACCGAGCAGCAGATTGCGATGAAGCAGGACTACTACGGCTACACGGGGCTGGTCGATGCGTGGCACCGGCTGCAAGCGACGCCGGGGCCGGTGAACCTGCAGGAGTTCTTTCCGTTCGCCATCGGGGCGACCGCGGATGACGTGAGGATATGACGACCTACACCATCACCGCCGAAGAGATCGAGGCTCACCGCCCCGACGTGTTGCTCCCGCCCGACGAAGAGTTCGCTGCGGCGTACGCCGCAGACGTTCGCATCGGGCGTGAGCTCGCCGCCGAGCGGACGGTTGCACTCGTTGCCATCTGCCGCAATGCCATGCCCTGGCTGCCGCAGACGCTGCGGCTCGTCGAAGAAACGGGCGCGATGTTTCGGTCGTGGCAGGCGTTCATCTTCGAGAACGACTCAAGCGACGAAACAAAAGGCGTGCTCTCGGAGTGGGCCGACGGCAACCGTCGCCAGGCGCTGCTCAACATCAACCATCGGCCGCACCTCTCGCACACGATCGCCACCGAGCGGACGGTCGCCCTCGCCGAATACCGCACGCAGTGCCAGTGGTGGGTGCGGCACATCGAGCCGGTGGACTACGTGATCGTCTACGACACCGACCCATGGGGTGGATGGAGCTTAGACGGAGTGGCGACAAGCGTGGCACACATGCAGGCGAACCGCGACGCGTCGTGCATGGCGAGCTACTCGTGGGCCGAGCACAACGGGCACGCGATCCACTATGACGCATTCGCGGCACGCCAGAATCACTGGCGGCGTCGCGACCAGACGTGGTTTCACCATTGGCATCCGCCGGTCGGCTCGCTGCCGCTGCGATTCAACAGCGCCTTCGGACAACTGGCGCTCTACAGGAGGGACGCATACCTCGCGATGCAATACAGCGGCGAGGACTGCGAGCACGTTTGTGCCCATGCCACGATGCCGGGGCGGTTGTATCTCAACCCGTCGAGCCGGTGCGTGTCCTTCTGGACGCCTCGAGATGTTTGCGACAGCGGCGATTGATCGCGCCGTACTCGAGGCGCAGTGGGAATCGTACATGCCGATGGCGGAGATATGCACCCACTGGACGATATCGAAGGACAACCTGATCTCGCTGCGTGACGCGTGGTCGATGCCGAAGCGGCTCGATCGAGCACGCCGCCACAAACCGCCGCGAGCGGAAAGGCCAGATGACGCTGAGGAGCTCGCGAGCCAGGCGAGCCTGTCGCTCGCGCCGCAGATCGCCGCGCGAGTGACGATCGTGCAGGCGACATGGTCGGCCGAGGTGCGGCTGTCACGTGAGGTCGCGAAGGGCACGCCGTTCTCGTTGCGGCACATTCGCGTCGATGACCTGATCCAGGCGGTGATCGACGACCACGAGCAGGACGCGAACTAAAAGACGAGCTTCGCGCGGGCGACACTGTGGGCATGGACGCTCACGCGTACGCTCCGACGCCGGCCGCCGTGCTGATGCTCGCCGCCGCGCGACGCGTCAACGGCCAATCGCTACGCCCGGCGTCACCGAAGCCGAAGCCAACGGAGGCGGCACCGTGACTCGCCGCGAGTTGCACGAGCACGTGTGGCGGCAGCTGCCGCTGCGGCGTCACATGGCGGGCCGCGATACGGTCGAGACGATCACCGATCTGTGCGTCGAGTGGTGGGAGCCCGAGTATCTGCGACACGCGAGCCGAGCCCGGGAGCGGGCGGTCGTGCTGGGCGGCATCGTGGCATCGGTGAAGCGCGCCCACCAGTGGCAGAGCGACCGCGAGCCAGTGGAGTACGACATGACCTGGACCGTGCTCTACGGGCTCCTGGCTCACGAGATCGCCACGATCCTGGAGCGGTGGTGGCGGGCGTCCGCCGCAAACAGGCGGCTCATGGCGGAGTGGCACGAAGCCATCCGCGCATAACTGCAAGTGTGTCCGATGGTCTGGCACACTTGGGGTGTACCCAGGAGACATGCCACATGCGCGTTATCGCCGCCATCATCGTGTTCCTGCTGGCGAGCCTGTCGGCTCACGCCGGCGACCTGCTGATTTTCACTCGCTCCGGTTGCGGAGCGTGCGACCGCGCGAAAGCCGCGATTGCGTCGGATCCGGCGATCGCTGCGGGTCACACCCTGACCAGCATCGACACGCAGTCGCAGCCGCTGCTCGCTCGGATGTACCGGGTGCGTGCGGTGCCGGTGTTTGTGCTGGAGATCAACGGCAAGGAGGTCGCTCGCACGGTGGGATTTTCGACGGGTGCGGATCTCAAAGCCTGGCTGGAGGCCCAGAAATGACAGCGATCACCACAGCGGCCTACGCGGCGGCGAGCGACGCGAGCGACCTAGCCTCGGCCGTGCAGGCGTTCTTGGATACGGCCGTCGCCAAGGCGTCGGACGGCATCACCTGGGCGGAGTTCGGAGAGCTGCTCATCGCCCTCCTGCGGTTGACGGTGACGAGTCTGGATGTCGTCAGCGGCATGGACGGTGCGGAAAAGAAAGCGCTCGTCATGGTGGCGGTCGGGACGCTTTTCGACCGCTTGGCTGACCGCGCGGTCCCGCCGATCGCGCTGCCCGTGTGGTGGCTGGTGCGGCCCGCGGTGCGGTCGCTGCTGATGTCTCTGGCGTCTGGTGCGGTCGAGGCCCTCCTCCCACTGGTGCGTGCATGACGACACTCCTGCTGGTCGGTGCCGCCGCGGCGTTCGGTTGGCCCTGGCTTCGCGATCACTGGCATCAGGTCGACATCCGCAAAATCCCGTCGCACTATGCGGCGGTGGTGCTGCTCGCCGCTGCGGCGTGGATGCAGTACCGGCCGTCGGCTCCTGCACCAGGGCCGACGCCACCGCCTCCGCCGGCGGCTCTCTCGCTGCGTGGATTGTTCACCGGCGCGGATGCCGCAGCCGATGCCGCGATCTTGGGCGCGTTGTGCGGCGAGCTTGCGGACGAAATCGAATGGGATTCCAAGCAGCCAGAGCCGTTGCTCAAGACGGGCGTGGCCCTAGACGAGCTGCGGATCCGCTCGCGAGTGCTGCTGGTGCGCGGCGTCAGCCTCGGCCAGAAATATCCGTTGGTGCGTGACGCGATCGACCGGCACCTCACCGCGATCGCCGGCCGCAGCGGCGGGCCGCTCACGCCCGAGGCCCGGGCGAAATGGGTGCAGGCGTTTCGGGACATTGCCTCCGCATGTGAGGACGCAAGATGAGGGCGTCCGTCGCACTGCGTGTGATCCTCGCGGGCGCGTGCCTGCTGCTCGCGGCGTATGCGCTGCAGCGGCCAAGCCTGCCTCAGCAATCACCGCCAGTCGATCAGCCGCAGGGCTACACGCCGGACCCGGAGGGCGTGCGGAGATTCTTGGACGGTCTGCCGCAGCCGTACTTCGCCGAGGCCGGCGCGGAGTGCATGGAAAAATTCTCGGGGCAGGACAGGTTCTTGTTCCGCGCGCTGTACAAGGCACACCAAGACCGATACGGCACGCCGTTCACCGTCGGTCGGCAACTGATCGGCGACTGCGTCTCATGGGGTGCGATGCACGCCGTGTGGGTTGCCGAGAGCGTTGACTACGAACTTGGCAAGCGGAGCGAACCGCCGGTCGCGCCATCGACCGAGGCGATCTACGGTGGCTCGCGAGTAGAGGCACGCGGCAAGGATGGCAGCGGCGCGCGGCCCGTCGGCGGGTTCTCCGACGGCAGCACGGGCTGGGGTGCTGCGAAGTTCCTGTCAGATTGGGGCGTCGTCTATCGCATCCCATATCCCGATCTCGGATATGACCTCACGCACTACGACTCAAAGAAGGCGAAGGCATGGGGAGCCTACGGCTGTGGCGGCGAGGGTGACGGCGGCAAGCTTGACGAGCTCGCGAAGAAACACCCGTGCAAGCATGTCGTCCAGGTGAAAACTTGGGACGAGCTTTGCGCGGCGATCGACTCGGGCTATCCGGTGACGATCGCAAGTTCGCAGGGATTTTCATCGCAGCGCGACGAGCATGGATTCGCTCGCGGCCAAGGCACATGGATGCACCAGATGATGGTGCTAGGCACGCGATTTCAGGCGAACGGCTCTCCGAAAGACGGAGCGCTCATCCTCAATAGCTGGGGACCGTCATGGATCTCCGGTCCGCGATGGCCCGAGGATCAGCCGGAGGGATCGTTCTGGTGTACCAAAGAAACGATGCAACGCATCCTCGGCCAGGACGATAGCTACGCAGTCGGTAGTGTCGATGGTTTCAAGCATAGAGACTTGAACAATGCCAACTGGCTCATGCCAGCACCAACGGAGTGACGCCATGTTTCGCCGCCTGTTTCGCCGTGACGCCGCGATGCAATCGCAGACACACTCGCAGTCTGTGATCGCCGGATGTCTGTTCGCTCTGGTGATCCTGTCGGCCGTCGCCCTCGGCATGGCCGTCGGGTCGTCTGCCTGTCACTGCCACCACTACGGATGGACGCCCGATGACTGCTGCGAGTGAGCCGGATCGACGGTACAGCGTCCGCGCGCTGGCCTTGTGTTTCGTCGTCTCGGTGGCCGTCGGCTACGGTGCCGCTACGGTAGTGGCGTCCTATGAGCAGAGCCGGCCGGTTCTCCAGACGATCAGTAGAGTCGCGAGACTGCTGCTCTGGGGTGCCGCGTTCCTCGAGCGGCCGCCGGCGTATCACGATGAGCATGCGATCCAGGCCGCACCGGAGGACTACGCCGTCGTGCCGCCGCGACCGCTGCCCCGCCGCGACGGCGAGGAACTGATCGACCACGCGCGAGGCTGGTGACATGTGGCGATACCTCATCTACTGGCTGACCTGGCTGGCCGGCGAGCCGGGCGAGATGGACGTGGCCCACGCCAAGGCCGCCGCTAGCGTGAGCGCCGCCCGGGCGAGCATGACGACCGCGCCGCCGGCACCGCCGACGCCTCCGCCGCAGACGGAACCGGAGAAATGATCCATGGCCGAGTTCTCGCTGCTGCCCGGTCAACTCGCGCTTAAGACCCGCCGCGGTGACGAGTTCAGCGCGACCGTCACTCTCTCGCAGTCTGGCTCGCCGTTCGTGCTGACCGGCTACACGGTCACGGCTGCGATCACGTCGCTCGTGGACGGCACGAGCGTGGACGACTTCACCTGCTTGGTCGTGTCCGCGACTGCGGGCACGGTGTCGATCTCGCTTCAGGAGAACGAGACCTCCGCGCTTGCGTCGGGCTCCTATGCTTGGTCGCTGCGGTGGATCGCGCCCGGCGCGGTCACTCGCACCGCACTGTCGGGCGTGCTAGAGGTGACGCGGTGAGCATCGAGGTCAGCGTCAGCGGCAATCCAATTCAGGCAAGCGTCACCGAAAGCGGCGCGAGCGTCGCAGTGTCGCCCGTGGCGATCTCGGCGACGGTGCTCGCGGGCATCGGTCCGCAGGGACCGGCGGGCGCTGGCGGTGAGGTCGGCTCTTCGACGCTCGCAGGGCTCACCGATGTGCAGATCACGTCGGCCGCCGACGGTGACGTGCTGAGATACAACGGCTCGAAGTGGGCCGACTACGCTGAAGTGAACCTGACCGATGGAGGTAATTTCTAGCCATGCCGAACGTCATCAGAATCAAGCGTCGCGCATCGTCCGGTGGCGCAGGAGCGCCGAGCTCGCTCGCCAACGCCGAACTCGCGTTCAATGAAAACTCGAACATCCTCTACTACGGTACAGGCACCGGCGGTGCTTCTGGCTCGGCCACTAGCGTGATCGCGATCGCGGGATCTGGTGCGTTCGTCTCAATCACCGAGGTCCGCGCGGCAAACACGGTCCTCGCTGGCCCGACGAGCGGTGCCGCAGCTGCGCCGACGTTCCGGGCTCTGACATCCGACGACATCCCTTCACTGTCGGGCGTGTACATCCCGATGACCGGCACTGCGACGCCGACCGGGACGTACACGTTCAGCGGCACGGTCAACGTCACGGGCACGTTTCAGCTGGGCTCGACGACCGTCACCTCCTCGGCCGCCGAACTGAACCTCGTGGATGGCTCGATCGCGAACACGGTCGTGAACTCGAAGGCGGTGATCTACGGCTCGGCCGGGCAGATCGCGGCGACGACGCTCACCACCAGCGGCAACGCGACGGTCGGTGGGAACCTCACGGTCACGGGCGACCTCACCGTGAACGGGACGGTCACGACGGTGAACAGCACGACCGTCACTGTGGACGACAAGAACATCGAGCTCGGCAGCGTCTACAACCCGACGGACACGACCGCCGACGGTGGCGGCATCACGCTGCGTGGCACGACCGACAAGACGATCATTTGGTACAACGCGACCGACTCGTGGACGTTCAATCAGAACATCGAACTAACCGCCACCTACGCCTACCGAATCGACGGCGTGTCGGTTCTGAGCAAGACTACGCTGGGCTCCACGGTCGTGTCGTCATCGCTCACGAGCGTGGGCACGATCGGCACCGGCGTCTGGCAGGGCACGGCGGTGGGCGTCGCCTACGGCGGCACTGGGCTGACCTCCGCACCGCAGGGCTCGGTGCTCGTGGCAAACACGGCGAACACGTACACCGCGCTTGACGGCGGCGGTACGAACGATGGACTGCTCGCCTACACGGCATCAAGCGACACGATCGCGTGGGCGACGAGCATCGACGGCGGGACGTTCTGACGCATGCCCACGACAGTCAAGATTCGCCGCAGCGGCACCGCGTCGGCAACGCCGTCGGCGCTTGAGCACGGCGAGATCGCGATCAACTACGCCGACGGGAAGGTCTTCTGGAAAAATGCGAGCGACGTGATCACGTCGTTCACGTTCCAGAGTTACGCCCTCGCGTCGCACACGCACTCGATCTCGGATGTGACGGGGCTGCAAACCGCCCTCGATGGCAAGGCGGCAAGCAGTCATACGCATTCGATCTCGGACGTGACCGGCTTGCAGACAGCGCTCGATGGGAAGGCGGCTTCCAGCCACACGCATTCGATTTCCGATGTGACCGGGTTACAGACGGCCCTCGACGGCAAGGCGTCGTCGTCGCACACGCATGCAGCGTCGGACATCACATCCGGCACGCTGGACATCGCCCGTATCCCGACGGGCTCGTCTTCGAGCACCGTGTGCATCGGAAACGACGCGAGGCTCTCCGACTCCCGCGCCCCGACGGGCAGTGCTGGCGGCTCGCTCGCAGGCACATACCCGAATCCGACGATCGCCGCGAGCGGTGTGTCCGCAGCGTCATACGGCTCGGCAACGCAGGTCGCCACGTTCACCGTCGGCGCTGACGGCCGCCTCACTGCGGCGTCGAACACGACGATCGCCATCGCGGCCAGTGCGGTGACATCCGGCACGCTGGACGCCGCCCGACTGCCTCTCGCGACGACGGGTGCTGCCGGGGCGATGATCGTTGGCACGGGTCTTGGTGTCTCGTCTGGCACGGTGAGCGTGACTTACGGGACTAGCAACACCTCTGCCTGTCGCGGCGATGACAGTCGCTTGAGTGACACCCGCACGCCGACCGATGGCAGCGTGACGACAGCGAAAATCGCCAACGACGCCGTCACCTACGCGAAAATCCAAAACGTCAGCGCCACCGACCGCCTGCTCGGTCGCTCGTCATCCGGTGCAGGCGACGTGGAGGAGATCACCTGTACGGCGTTCGGCCGATCGCTTATTGACGACGCCGACGCCGCAGCGGCACGCACCACTCTGAGCGTGCAGCCGACGGCGAGTCCTACATTCACGGGCAGCGTTGGGATCGGCAATGCTGCTGGGGGAAACTCTAGGCTGAATATAAACGGAACGTATACGTCATCAACCGTTGACTGCCTTCCAGTGCATTGCAACGGGACTATACCCAGCACTACCGTTTCCCCCGGAGAGGCGCAGATATTCCGCAGCGCTGTTTCAACGGAAGCAGCATCTTTTACGCTTCCTAATTGGACGCACTACTACGCCAACCAAGGAACCATCGGAGCGGGGTCAAGCGTTACAAATCAGTTTGGCTTTCGCGCCGCTGGCGGGATCATTGGCGCGACCAACAACTACGGTTTCTACAGCGATATCGCCAGCGGCAGCGGACGGTGGAACTTCTACGCCAACGGGACGGCGCAAAACTATTTTGGCGGGCAAGTCCTCGTCACCGCAGGCAGCGTGTCAGCGTGCAGCGTGGCACCGAGCGGCGATCCGAATACGGGGCTGGTGTTCCCGTCGGCGGACGTTGTGACGTTGATTACAAATGGCAGCGAGCGGATGCGCGTCAAATCAACTGGTTCAGTTCGATTTCTACCTCTCGCGTCGGACCCTGCGTCTGGAAACGAAGCCGGAGATGTTTACTACAACTCAACCACAAACAAACTCAAGGTCTACAACGGCACCTCTTGGGTAGACCTGCACTAGGAGTAACCATGCCTGACATCCCCACGCTGTACGCCGCAGAGCCGCTCGCAATCTCCGCGACCTACGACAAACTGTGGGTGCGCGAGATCGTCATCTCCGCACAGTCAGTCGGCGGCGAGGCCGAAGCCCGCGTGACGCTGGTGCGATTCAGGACGACCGCAGACGGCGTGGAAGAGGCACCCGCCGAGCCGGTGCGGCTCCACGTCAAAGACCTGCTCGCGGGGGCCGACTCCGATCCCGATCTCGCGGCTGCGGTCGGGGCGTTGATGAACTACGTGGCGAAGGTGGCACGCGAGGAAGGCGTCGTCGCGCCCGCCGACTGATGGCGCGTATCGGAGAGATGCTGCGGTCGCAGATGATGCCGCAGCGTCGCCGAAGACGCACGCCGCTGCCCGGCGATCTCGCGGTCGTGACGTGCCACTGGAACCCGGCCGGCTGGCAATCGCTGCGACGCAACTACCTGCGGTTCCTCCACGAGATGCGATGGTGGGCCGTCCCGACGTTCGCCGTCGAGGTCGCATACGACGGCCAGGACTTCGCGACCGACGATGCGTGGCTCCAGGTGCGTGGCACGGACCGAAACGTGCTCTGGCAAAAAGAGCGGCTCATCAACCTCGCCGTCGAGAGACTGCCGGAACGGTTCGACAAAGTGGCTTGGATCGACGCCGACATCCTGCTCCTTGATCCGCAGTGGGAAACGAGGCTACGGAACGAGCTCGAGCTCTCGCCCGTCGTGCAGCTGTGGAACCGCTGGCACTGTGCCGACCGTCTCGGCCGGGTCGGCGAGATCCTCGAATGTGTCGGCGATCTCTCGCAGCGGTACATCCGAGGGGAACTGTGCTCGCCAGGCGGAGCGTGGGCCGCGCGTCGCGAGGTGTTTCCGCTCTACGATCGCCACATCGTGGGCAGCGGAGACGCGATGTGCATGGAGGCGTGGGTCGGCATGGACAAGAGCCGCTGCCTGCGACGATGCACGCCCGCGATGGCGGAAGATTTCTCCGCGTGGGGCGAGGCCGCACACGCTAAGGTCAAGGGCGACATCGCCTGCCTGCCGGGCGACGCCGTGCATCTGTACCACGGCACGCGGGCCGACCGGCAATATGTGGACCGCTGGCAGCCGGTGATCGACGCCGGATTCGATCCGCGAGAGCACGTCGAGGTGGACTCTGGCGGGCTCTTGGCGTGGACGGACGCGGCACCGCCCGAGCTCGTCGAGTGGGTGCGTGGATACTTCGCCAGCCGCAACGAGGACGGCTGATTTGACACGTCCCGCACCATGCGGGCATGGAACTCAACACAAAGCGAATCCTCGTCACGGGCGGTGCCGGGTTTCTCGGTCGCGCCGTGTGTCGTCTCCTGCGTGAGCGTGGATGCACGCAGGTGATCGTGCCTCGCCGGGTCGCGTGCGACCTGACCAGCGAGGAAGACACGATCAACCTGTTCGACGATCACCGTCCCGAGGTCGTGCTGCACCTCGCTGCCGAAGTCGGCGGCATCGGGGCAAACATGCGGACGCCGGGACGGTTCACCTACGCGAACCTCGCGATGGGATTGAACGTCGTCGAGCAGTGCCGACGGTTCGAGGTCGAGAAGGTCGTCGTCGTCGGCACGGTGTGCTCGTATCCGCTCAACCCGCCCGTGCCATTCGTCGAGTCGGACTTGTGGAACGGCTACCCCGAGCCCACGAACGCTGGGTACGGGATCGCGAAGCGAGCGGTGTACGAACTGCTCAAGCAGTACCACAAGGAGTATTCGCTCCCGGGTGCCGTCGTGATTCCGACGAATCTCTACGGGCCGCACGACAACTTCGACCCTGCATCGTCGCACGTGATCCCGGCGATGATCCGGCGATTCTGCCGTACCGATCCGGTCACGCTCTGGGGCACGGGCTCCGCGAGCCGTGAGTTCCTCCATGTGGATGACGCAGCCGAAGGCATCGTGCGAGCAGCGGAGACGGTGACGACGCCCGATCCGATTAACCTAGGTGGCGGCGGCGAGGTGAATATGCGAGACCTCGCGGAGATGATCGCGTGCGAGTGCTCCTACATGGGCGAGATCACGTGGGACGCATCGAAGCCCGACGGTCAGCCGCGCCGGGCGGTCGATGCTACTCGAGCCCGCGAGATCCTCGGGTGGACGCCACGCGTGAGCCTGGAGGACGGCATCGCCGAAACGGTCGCATGGTGGAGGGATCAATGCGCGTCGCTCTGATCACCGGCATCACCGGGCAGGACGGCTCTTATCTGGCCGAGCTGCTCCTGGCCGAGGGCTACGATGTCCACGGCATTATGCGACGGTCCAGCACGTTCTCAACTTCGCGAATCGACCACATCATCGACCGCATACACCTGCACTACGGCGACGTGACGGACGCCGGGTGCATATCCCGTCTGGTGCATCAGATCGAGCCCGACGAGCTCTACAACCTCGCGGCCCAAAGCCATGTGCGGGTGAGCTTCGACCAGCCCGCCTACACGGCGGAGGCTGTCGGCATGGGTGCGCTCCACGTGCTCGAAGCGGTCCGCACCCTGCCGTCGTGCCGCGTCTATCAGGCGTCGTCATCCGAGATGTACGGCCAGGTCGACGAGACCCCGCAAAGCGAGACGACGCCATTCCTGCCGCGGTCGCCCTACGGATGTGCCAAGGCGTTCGCGCACAACCTAGCGGTGAACTACCGCGAGAGTTACGGGCTACACGTGTCGTGCGGCATCCTGTTCAACCATGAGAGCCCGCGACGGGGCGAGACGTTCGTCACCCGGAAGATCGCCGCAGCGGCGGCCCGCATATCCGCGGGCCGGCAGCAGAGGCTGTACCTCGGCAACCTCGACGCCCGGCGAGATTGGGGCCACGCAGCCGACTACGTGCGGGCGATGTGGCTCATGCTGCAGCAGGACGAGCCCGACGACTACGTGATTGCCACCGGGCGATCCCATAGCGTAGAGCAGTTCTGCGAGCTGGCATTCGATCACGTGGGGCTGGACTACAGCGACCACATCGAGATCGACCCACGCTATTACCGACCGGCCGAAGTCGATCTGCTACAAGGCGACGCGAGCAAGGCTCGCCGCGTGCTCGGCTGGGAGCCACAGGTCACATTCGAAGCCCTAGTGGATGAGATGGTGCGGGCCGAACTGCAAGTTATGAGCCCGGCTGCGATAGGCTAGAGGCCATGCCACA